TTGATTAGGAGGAGCTTACAAGCCTGGTGGTCCCATCTATGTCGATGTCAACAGAGCAAATCAAACTTTGATCGGCAACGAGATGGGAAACAACGGAGTAGGAGAACAGTGGCCATGGAAACAAATCATGGCTTCGATCACTACCGATGCTCTTATTTGTCTAGCCGAGCGGTGGGGATCAGGCCGAGTGTTTGCGCACAAAGAATATTGCGGACCTGGAACGACCCAAGCCGGGAGAAAGATCGACCCGTTTGGTCTATGGGAAAACCATCCACAACGGTTTTGGCCAGACGGATCCTCGTGGGGCCCGGGGCAAGGCGATATTTCTGCGTATCGTACTCTCGTCGACAAGAAGATGGTTGAACTATCACAGGAAGTGAATCTCATGAATGCTTTCGTCCTTCGCCCAGAAAACATCCAACCACGAATCTTTGATACTCGGGGTCCAGTGGATAATTTCGACGCCTACAAACCAAAGGCTAATTCTACTTTCTCCGTTCCCGTTCCAGGTGGGGCTGGTAAGACCTGTGCGATCATCAACATTGGAGCAGTTCATGCTGAGGGACCCGGTTTTCTCACATTCTGGCCAAGTGGTGATCGTCCAAATTCGTCCGAAATAAATTTCCAAGTCGGGCAAGCGATCGCTAACGAAGTAACTGTCCCTCTCGCGCCTGATGGTAGTTTCAAAGTGTTCACGAATGTACGTACTCACGTCTTCATGGACCTTAAGGGCTACTACCAACCACTGTAAGGAGGCCATTATGGCTACCACAAAGAAGACAATCGCAAAGAAGACAACCGCAAAGAAGACAACCGCAAAGAAGACAACCGCAAAGAAGACCGTTGCGGCAAAGCGCACCGCTCGTGCGTCTGGCTCACAGGTCGGAGATCCGGCCGAGGGACTCATTGCTCCTGCAGAATTGAAGCCATCTATCGTTGGTCGTTCTACTGGTGAAAAGCGAGGAACTGTTGCTCGTTACACAACTCAAGGACGTCAAACCGCTGTTCGTATCAGCGAAGCTCGAATTATGTCTCTCGATGAAGTAGCTGCTCATGCTCTGACAGGAAGAATGGCTACTGGTCGCGAGCGAGATAATGCGCTTCGCCAAGCTGGACATGATCCAGTGAAGGTGAGCAAGCTTATGGCCAAACTTAGCAAGGAAGCACAACAAGAAGCAAAGAAGCTTCCCATCCCCAACAACCGCCTGGGTAGTTCCTGGACGTAACCTCTTAAGGAGGGTTCATGGAAGAGAGCATCCTTACCAGCACTAAGAACAAGCTCGGTTTGGCGGCCGAGTATACGGCGTTCGATGTCGACATCATTGACGGTATCAACGGCGTACTCGCCAATCTTCCACAATTGGGGATTGGCCCTTCAGAAGGATTCATGATTGAAGATGAAACTGCCGTTTGGGCCAATTTCGTTACTGCTGGTGTTCCTGCAAATCATTTGAATTCGGTAAGAACGCTCGTCTTTCTAAAAGTTCGATTGATATTTGATTCATCGACAATGACCTCTTATGCCATTCAAGCAATGGAGCGACAGATCTCCGAAATCGAATGGCGATTGAATCTCGCTCGCGAAGAAGCTCTCCATCCGTTGGAGGAAGTATGAGTCTGACAATAGTCGCAGTCCCACGAGAAGATGACTATGTGTGGAAAATTTCAAGTGAAAAAGTTCCACACATGACAATTCTGTTCCTTGGAGATAGTGCTTCACAAGAAACAATCAATCATATTTCAAAGTTTCTAGAACACACTACTAGTTTGATGTTGAATCCATTCGGTATGTCGGTGGATCGTCGCGGAGAATTAGGCGCTGATCAAGCCGATGTGTTGTTCTTTGAAAAGGATTGGCAAGCGAAGAATATTTCTGATTTTAGAACTACCCTTCTACAAGATGGACAGATCAAAGAACTATATCATTCTGTCGATCAATTTCCAGAATGGACTCCACATCTCACACTAGGTTTTCCAGAATCTCCAGCAAAACCAGATCCTCGTGATTTTACCCGCTTCCATTGGGTAGAATTTGACAAGATTGCGTTTTGGACAGAAGATTCTTCTGGACCAGAATTTCCTCTCAAAAGTCAGGTGGTGCCAATGGATAATGCAATCGCTATGACAGCGATGGGACGAGAATTTCTAGAACATCATGGCGTCAAAGGCCAGAAGTGGGGGGTTCGTCGAAGCAAGAAAGCACTTGAGCGTGAGCGTAGTCGATCGGAAGACTCTCGACGCCATTCTGAGAACGCCAAAAAGCCTCTCAGCCAATTGAGTGATAAGGATCTCAAGGATCTTCACAATCGATTGACCACTGAGAAGAATGTGCGACAACTTACTGGACAAGGTCAAAGCGCAGTGGCAAAGCTGTTTTCTAGAATCAACAAGACCAATACGGCGCTTACAACTGTAGGTGCACCATCTCTAGCTGTAGTTAATAAAGCTGCTGCGGGTGCACTGATTGCCGCAGGCGCAGCGGTTGCTATTAAGTTGGTCAAGACTGATAAGGCGATAAAAACAATCGCTCAATTCTGAAAAAGGGAGGCGGTAAATGACATTATCAAATACCGCTAATCCGAAATACTACGCAGAATTTAAAGAGCAAGTTCTGCGTGGCGAAGTTGTTGTCAATCGATGGATCTCTGATGAGATGAATCGAATTGAAGCATTGATCGCAAATCCTAACATTTGGTATGATGATCAAGCGGTAGAGGGTTGGATCAAATACTGCGAGAGAGAACTTACTCTTACCGATGGTAGTGATCTCTATCTTCTCGACACATTCAAACTGTGGGCGGAACAAGTTGTCGGTTGGTATTACTTCACTGAAAGAAGTGTGTGGGAACCCGCGGCAAGAGAAGGCCCAGATAGTCCGACTGTTCCGGGCCACTTTGTTCGTAAGACGATCAAGAAACGTCTAACCACGAAGCAGTATCTGATTGTGGCCAGAGGTGCAGCCAAGTCGATGTATGCCTATTGCTGGCACGCTTTCGTCTTGAACGTCGATACTGCCACTACACATCAAATCACAACTGCTCCTACGATGAAGCAGGCGGAAGAGGTAATGTCGCCCTTCCGCACGGCGATTGTCAGAGCTAGAGGTCCACTGTTCAAGTTCCTTACTGAGGGATCTCTACAGAACACAACCGGCTCGAAAGCATTACGAGTCAAGTTGGCTTCAACCAAGAAGGGTATTGAGAACTTCTTGACCAATTCGTTGCTTGAGATTCGTCCAATGACGATTCATAAGCTCCAAGGTCTACGTCCTAAGTTGTCTACTGTCGATGAATGGTTGTCGGGAGACATTCGAGAGGATGTTGTCGGTGCAATTGAACAGGGTGCTTCCAAGATGGAAGACTATCTGATCATTGCTATCAGTTCTGAAGGAACGGTTCGGAACGGTTCTGGCGACACGATCAAAATGGAACTTGAGACCATTCTTCGAGGAGAGTATTTCGCGCCTCACATTTCGATTTGGTACTACAGACTCGATGACATTGCCGAAGTAGCTGACCCAGCAATGTGGATTAAGGCTCAACCCAACCTTGGTAAGACTGTAAGCTACGAAACTTATCAATTGGATGTGGAACGAGCCGAAAACGCCCCGGCTTCCCGCAACGACATTCTGGCCAAACGGTTCGGTATTCCTATGGAAGGGTACACTTACTTCTTCACCTACCAGGATACGATTCCACACGATCGCTTCAACGTAAACGGAATGGCATGTGCACTTGGCGCCGACCTCTCACAGGGTGACGACTTCTGTGCATTTACATTCTTATTTCCATTGGCTGACGGAAGATTCGCCGTTAAGACTCGTAGCTACATCACTGATTTGACATTCCGCAAGCTTCAAGCTGCGATGCAGATCAAGTATAACGAGTTTCGTCGAGAGGGTAGTCTTCACGTCATGGAAGGAACTGTTCTGGACATGATGGAGGTCTATGATGACCTTGATTTGTTCATTGAGCAATCGCAGTATGACGTTCGCTGCTTTGGATTCGACCCATACAACGCTAAGGAATTCGTGCAACGATGGGAAGCTGAGAATGGACCATTCGGAATTGAGAAGGTCATTCAGGGAGCAAGAACTGAATCTGTTCCATTGGGAGAATTGAAGATCCTTGCCGAAGAAAGAGCTTTGGTATTCGATCAACAGTTGATGTCCTTCGCCATGGGCAACGCCATCACCTTGGAAGATACAAACGGTAACCGGAAGCTTCTTAAGAAGCGAATGGAAGAGAAGATCGACAACGTGTCTGCCCTCATGGACGCATACGTTGCATACAAGGTGAACAAGGAGGCGCTTGAATGATAGTTGACGAACAGTCATATTTGATGCATTACGGAATTAAAGGACAAAAATGGGGAATCCGGAAACAACAAGCTACAGCTAGTGACAACTCGTCAAAACCAAAGAAACCTCCGCTCACTCGTGAACAAAAATTGAAGCGTGTCGAAATTGGTCTTAAGGTTATTGGTGGCGCGTTGGCAGTAGCATCGATATTGGCTAAAGCTCATGGTAATTCTAAAATTCGAGCCTCCAATGATCCTCTAAAAAATCCACAACTTCGTAAGGTTATTGACGATCAAAATCGAGTCAAACGATCTCGAGAATCAGAAAAGTGGCTTCGACAAAATGTCTTCGATAAGAAGATAAAAGTGAGTGATGTTCGTCCTCCTCCTGCTGCCAAGAAAAAAATCGCCGAGATGAGTCCGGACACGAAGAAATTTCTGGCCGATTTTTCCGCGAAACAGAATGTGATCAATACACATGCCAACTCTGATCTTAAAAGTTTGTATGAGAAGGGGCAAGTTCCACTTCATGCGCGAGAGTATTTAGACGCGTGGACCATACCTGAGATACAACTATAGGAGGTGATGCAGTTTGGCACTACTTGAACGCTTCCGAAACATGTGGAACGCATTCGTTAATCAACCTCCCGTTCAATCGTACGGATACGGCGGATCGTATGGTTCCCATCGTCAATCCGTCCGTTTCACTTACAATGATCGATCCGTTGTCTCATCCGTCTATACAAGGATCAGCATGGATGTTGCAGGTGTGCTTATCAAGCATATTCTGACAGATGAGAAGGGTCGATACAAAGAAGACGCAAAGAGCGATCTTAATTACTGTCTTACTGGTCAGACGAATATTGACCAGGCGCCAAAAGACTTCAGACAAGACATTTGCATGACGATGTTTGATAAATCGTGTGCAGCAATAGTTCCGATTCAATCCGAACGCGATCCATTAGGCGTGAGAATCGTTGACATCTCTGACATGCGTGTTGGAGAAATTTCACAGTTCTATCCACAACACATTCGAGTTAATGTGTGGAATGAGGCGATTGGTCAACGCCAAGAAATCACAGTGGAAAAGCGAATGACCGCGATTGTTTACAATCCGCTCGCAACTATTATGAACGAACCAAACTCTACCATGCAGAGATTGATTCGGAAATTGAGACTTCTGGACACTGTTGATGATGCAGCAAGTTCAGGAAAACTCGATCTTATTATTCAGCTGCCATACGTCGTTAAGTCTGAGACTAGAAAGAATCAGGCTGAAGACCGTAGACGAGCGATCGAGACCCAACTCACGGGGAGTACCTACGGTATTGCTTACGTAGATGCAACCGAGAAGATCACCCAACTCAATCGCCCTGCGGAGAATCAGCTTCTCGCTCAGGTGCAGTACTTGGTTGGAATGGTATATGGAGAACTCGGTGTTACTCCAGAAGTAATGAACGGTACAGCTGACGAAGCCACGATGATTAATTACTACGCGAGGACAGTCTACCCAATTGTGGAGGCTATCGTTCAAGCCATGCGTCGATCCTTCCTTGGAAGGACACGCATTGAAAACGGGGAAGAGATTCGTTTCTTCCGTAACCCGTTCATGTTTGTCACTTTGGAGAAAGCGGCAGAGGCTGGCGACAAGTTCCGACGTAACGAGATTATGACGTCGAACGAGATTCGCGACTGGATGCTTGGCCTTCCGCCAAACGATGCACCAGAAGCAGATAAGTTGTCTAACCCCAACATGCCGCAGCCAATCGAATTGTCCACATCCAACCGAAGATCAGGAGCCAAAGATTCTGAAAGGAACAGTCAAAATGGAAGCTGATTTCCATGGGTATGCGTCCAAAGCGGACGTGAAGTGCATTGATGGGGTGACAATTGTTCCGGGTGCGTTCCAGCATCAAGACAAGGAACAAGTTCCTCTCGTCTGGCAACACAGTCACAACACTCCAGCGAACGTCCTTGGCCATGCGATTCTGGAGAATCGCCCTGACGGGACTTATGCCTATTGCTTCTTCAACGAGAGCAAGGCAGCCAATGAAGCCAAAGAGCTTCTCAAGCATGGCGACATCAAGCAGATGTCGATTTGGGCGAATGAGCTCACAAAGCGAGCATCACGAGTGATTCATGGAATGATCTGTGAAGTCAGTCTGGTGCTGAAGGGCGCCAATCCAGGCGCAATGATCGACCCGATTTCTATTCGACATGGTGACATGGTCGAGGAGATCGAGGGCGAAGCAATCATCACCACGGGTCTCGAATTTGAATTGGCCCATGCCGCTGATGACGACTCCCAATCAAACAGTAATGATGAGATCCAACACGCTAGTGGCGACGATGAAATCGATGTTGAGGCCGTTTACAACAACTGGTCCGATGAAGATAAGGACGTCGTTCATTACATGATTGGTGCAGCCCTCGAGGCGCAAGCTGCTGCTCTTGCTGTAGAGCACAGCGCAATCCCCGTAATTCCAACAACCCCCGTAATTCCAACACCAACAGAGGAAGGTCAAGACACCGTGTCACACAACGTTTTCGAAGGTAAGCTGAAGGACAAGGACGGTAACTCCGCGACTCTCTCGCATGATGCGATGAAAGAGATCGTGAAGAACGCTCAGCGTCCCGGCGAAACATTCCAGTCCGCGCTCAAGGTCTGGGCGGAAGAGCACCTGGAGCATGGCATTACTGACATCGAGACGTTGTTCCCGGATGCGGTCGCCATCGACGGTGCAACTCCCGAATGGTATAAGCGCGATACCGAGTGGGTCGCCCCGTTCCTGAGCTCGGTTCGCAAGAGCCCGTTCGCTCGGGTCAAGACTCACTGGGCGGACCTGACATTCGAAGAGGCTCGTGCCAAGGGGTACATCAAGGGAACTCTGAAGAAGGAACAGTTCTTCAAGGTTTCTCGGCGTATCACGACTCCGAAGACTGTCTACAAGAAGCAGAAGCTCGATCGTGACGATATTCTCGATGTTGATGAGTTCGATCTCGTTGCTTGGCTCAAGCCCGAGATGCGATTCATGCTCGAAGAGGAAATCGCTCGTGCAGCTCTGATCGGTGATGGTCGCGATGCCGACGATGAAGACAAGATTGATGAAGAGCATATTCGTCCGATCCTTTCGGATGATGACTTCTTCACCACAACTGTCTACACCAGCGTCGACTTCTCGAGCGCCGCCAACCTCCGTGCTGACCTGTTGGAAACGATTAACAATCTGATCCTCAACCGGTACAAGTACAAGGGTAGCGGTACGCCGAATGCCTACATGTCGGAGCTCTGGATTGGTCGATTCCTGACGATTCGTAACGGCACGACTGATGAGCGTATGTTCAAGTCGCTCAATGATTTGGCAACCGAAATGCGTGTTGCTAACATCATTCCGGTCGAAGTCATGAGCGATGTTCCGGATGTTGTGGCGATTCTCGTCAATCCTCGCGACTATGTGATGGGTGCCACTCGTGGCGGTCAAATCACGACGTTCGAGGACTTCGATATCGACTACAACCAGAACAAGTATCTGATCGAGACCCGTCTGTGTGGCGCTCTGACCAAGCCGAAGTCGGCCTTGGTTCTGCGTGCACCTGGCTCGTCCGCGACTCTGGTCTCCCCGACTGTTCCGACGTTCGATCCGGAGACTGGTGAACTCACGATCACCAACACCACTGGTGTGGTTTACAAGCATGGTGCAACCACGATCAATGCCGCTGGTTCGCCCTACACGGTTGATCCTGGTGATACTTGGACGGTCACGGCCACTCCGGCCTCTTC